AACGGTGGCGCAATCGTCAACGGCATGGTGGACTGGGCTCGCGGCTTGGTCAACAAGGGTGTCTGGTCAAAAGATGACTTTGAAGAATTCAAGATCATGGGCGGCACCGCTCGCGGCATCACCGCGCTGATGAAGGTGCGCGAAGCCTATGAGGGCAGAGTGCCAACCCAGAGCGCCCCGCTTGAGGGCGCACCCAGCAAGGATGAGCTCTACCAGATGGTCAACGATCCGCGCTACAAGACCGACCCCGGCTACCGCACCAAGGTCGAGAAGATGTTCCAAGCAAGTTTTAAGTAATCTCTCCAAGGCAAGCAGTTGCCCTTGACCCAGCTTCGGCTGGGTCTTTTTTGTGCAACACCCAAACCTACCTATTGCGTTGTGGCAAAAAAGTCATACAATCCGGCCAAGGCCTACCGGGCAACCGACCCTGACCACTGCGAGATGCAGACGATTGGCTGGCGATACCAGCAAGCATTCGGCCCTGACTATCAGGCTTACCGGCGCGAGAACCCTGTTTTTCAACAACCGAATGAGGTATCCCAATGAGCATTTCTTTAAGCAATGCCTTCGTTACTCTCTTCGACGCGGAAGTCAAACAAGCCTACCAAGGTAAGGCAATGTTGGTTCCGGCGGTTCGCCAGCGTCGTGGAGTCGAAGGTTCAACTGTCAAGTTCCCCAAAGTGGGCAAGGGTGTTGCGACTATTCGCGTACCCCAATCCGATGTCACCCCTCTGAATGTTGGCTTCAGCTCTGTCACTTTGACATTGGCTGACTACAACGCTGCAGAGTACAGCGACATCTTCAGCCAAGCCAAGGTCAACTTCGATGAGCGCCAAGAATTGGTGCAAGTTGTTGCTGGCGCTATGGGCCGTCGTCAAGACCAAATGATTCTGGACGCACTCAATGCATCCAGCACCAGCTTGACCGTTGCCAACAGCATTGGTGGTGCAAATACCAACATGAACATTGCCAAGCTGCGCGAAGCTAAGCGCTTAATGGACAAAAACAATGTGCCGCCTGATGGTCGCAACATCATCATCCATGGCAATGGTTTGGCCAACTTGTTGTCCGAAACCAGCGTGACCAGCTCCGACTTCAACAGTGTGAAAGCATTGGTGCAAGGCGAGCTCAACACCTTCTTGGGATTCACATTCCATGTGTTGGGTGACCGCTCTGAAGGTGGCTTGCCAATTGACGGCTCTCTTGACCGCACCTGCTACGCATTCCACAAGGATGCCGTGGGCTACGGTGAAGGTATCGCCATGCGTACCGAGATCAACTACATCGCCGAGAAGACTTCTTGGTTGGTGAACGAGGTCTTCAGTGCTGGCGCTGTTGCCATTGACGATGAAGGTATCGTCAAGATCACCTGCCGTGAAACTTAATCTAGGAGACTGACATGGCATTTTCAAGCACTGGTCTTGTGACCGTATGCGCTGCCAAATCTGGCAACGCACCCAGCATGTATCTGTACAAAACCGCAGATACCCAAGCCACGGTTAACACCGTGAGCTACTTCGACAGCATTGCATCGCTGTTGAAGGTCGGTGACATCATCTTTGTCTATGACTCCACTACCCCTAGCTTGGTGTTGACTTACGTCAATGCCGTGTCTTCAGCTGGTGTGGTTGACATTGCTGACGGCACCACCGTGAGCGCAACTGACACCGACTAATTGGTGGTCAGTCAACTGGGCCAGCTTCTGGGGATTCTCGGAGGCTGGCCCTTCTCACATTGAGAGGTTCAAATGGCTGCTGGTGACACTGGTGTATCGATATGTTCTGATGCCTTGCTCTTGATTGGAGCCAAGGCTATTTCGTCTTTTAACGACGGCACTGATGAGTCAAGCGTGTGCGACCGACTCTACCCAGACATCCGCGACTCCACACTGGTTATGTACCCGTGGAGCTTTGGCATGAAGAAGGTGCAGCTGGCTCAGCTCATCACCACCCCAACAACTGTCTGGCGCTACGAATACCAGCTGCCGGGCGACAAACTAGCCAACCCCCGCGCTGTGTACAACAGCGCCAACTCTGGCAGCCCAGTGCAAAAGGACTGGGAGATCCAAGGCGACAAGCTGCTCACCAACCTGACCAGCGTCTACATTGACTACCAATTCAGCGTGCCTGAGTACGCGATGCCACAATACTTTGTCCAGCTGCTCAAGTACATGGTGGCTTGGCACATTGCTGAAACCATCACCGAGCAGCAAGACAAGTCGGCCAGATGGCAGCGTGTGGCCACTGGCGACCCGTCAGAGAATGGCCGTGGTGGCTACCTGCGCCAAGCCATGCAAATTGATGGCCAGAACAACCCAGTGCGCATCATCGAAGACTACAGCTTGATTGCGGTGAGGAACTGATGCCACGCTTTGTAGAGTTCACCACCAACTTTGCGACAGGCGAGCTTGACCCTTTGCTGCGTGCGCGGGTTGACTTGGCCGCTTACGGCAATGCGCTGGCCAAGGCCACCAACGTGCTGATCCAGCCCCAAGGTGGCCTACGCCGCAGACCCGGCAGCAAGCACATCTTTGCGCTGCCGCACACTGGCACCGAGTCTGCTGGCAACGGCGTGCGCTTGGTGTCGTTCCAGTTTTCTGTGGACGACAGCTACATGCTGTGCTTTACCCACAACCGCATGTATGTCGTCAAGAACGGTGTGGTGCAGTCCAACATCAACGGCACCGGCAACAACTACCTGACCACCACTATTGGCAGCTCTATCGTTGACGATATGTGCTGGACGCAGTCTGCCGACACATTGATCGCAGTGCATCCAGATCTGCAGCCAGTGCGCATCACTCGCACCAGCGACACCGCTTGGACGGCCACATCAATCACGTTTGATTCAATACCCAAGTATGCCTACGACATTGACTTTCACACCAACACTGGATCAACGCTCACCCCGTCTGCCGTGTCTGGCAATGTGACGCTGACGGCATCAACAACGCACCATGACTCTGGCACATTGCAGGCAGGCACCAGCCTGACTGTGACGCTCAAAGCAACCGCAAGTGCGACCGATGACATCTACAACGGCATGTACGTCAACATCACCGGCGGCACAGGCTCTGGCCAAACGCGGCTGATTGAGGATTACAACGGCACCACCAAGGTGGCTACGGTGGAGGAAGCATGGACGGTCACGCCAGACGGCACAAGCACCTATACCACAACCACGTTCTCAGCCCTGTCTGTCAACCAATACATCAATGTGCAGCCGCAGGGCCGCGCAAGGATTGTGCGGTATGTCTCAGCTACAGTGGTTGAGGTGGTGACCGAGTACCCGTTCTTCAACACAACAACCATTGACGCAGGCCGCTGGGAGCTTGAGCACGGGTATGTGGATGTGTGGTCAAGCACCAAGGGTTGGCCACGCACTGTGACTTTCCATGAAGGCAGGCTCTACTTTGGTGGCAGCAAGTCGCGTCCATCCACGATCTGGGGCTCCAAGATCGGTTTGTTCTTTGACTTTGTGCCAAGCGAGTCGCTGGACGATGACGCGGTCGAGGCCACGCTGGACACCAACGACTTGAACGTGATCACCGACATCATCAGCTCGCGTGACTTCCAAGTGTTCACTTCTGGCGGTGAGTTCTTTGTGCCGCAGCAGGGCACCGACCCAATCACACCTTTGACCTTTACATTCAAGAACGTGAGCCGCAACGGCATCAAGGCAGGCACCCGCGTGCAATCAGTTGAGTCTGGATCAATCTACATCCAGCGCCAAGGCAAGTCACTCAATGAGTTTGTGTTCAACGACACGCAGCTGACCTACATCACCCAGCGCATCTCGCTGCTGTCTGGCCACCTGCTCAAGGGGCCGCAGCGCGTGGCTTTGCGCAAGGCATCAAGCACAGAGGAAGCCGACTTGCTATTGATGACCAATACAGATGATGGCACCATGGCGGCGTTCAGCATCATGCGCAGCCAGCAGGTGACCAGCCCATCTGAGTTCATCACAGATGGCTCTTACATCGATGTGGGCGTGGATGTGAACGCCATCTATGTGGTGACCAAGCGCACGTTCAACAGCGTTGACAGGTACTTCATTGAGCTCTTTGGCTATGAGTATTTCACCGACTGTGCTTTTGTTGGTGCCTCTGCTGGCGGTGTCGGCAGCGGATTGCCTCATATTGGCAAGTCACTGAACGTGATCTGTGATGGCTCACCACAAGGCAATGAGACAGTAAGTGCTGGTGGGGCCGTGACCTTTGACCGCGAGTCAGTGACCAGCTATGAGGTTGGCCTGCCAATCACCGTCTATGTCAAGACCATGCCTGCCGAGGTCAAGCTGCAGACTGGCAGCCGGGTGTCTTTCAAGAAGCGCATTGTGGAGATCAGCGCGGTTGTCAATGAGACACAAAACCTGATCATCAACGACCAGCCTGTGGCGTTTCGGTTGTTTGACAACCCGCTGCTGGATGACCCCATACCAGAATTCACAGGCATCAAGCGGGTCAATGGCGTGCTCGGCTACAGCCGCGAGCAATCGATTGAGGTTGAGCAAGACTTGCCGGTCAAGATGAACCTGCTTGGCTTGGATTACCGCGTGGCTGTTTTCTCAGGAACATGACATGGCAGTAGACACATCAAAATCATATTCTTACGGTTTGGTACCTTACGCAACAAGCGGGTTCAATCCAGCTTTGAAACCTGATTATTTGCCAAACGTAACTGCTGGGCAGATGGCTGGTGTTGCCGGAATAATCAGCGCATATGGTGCAGCAGAGGCACAAAAAGCCGCAGCAATTAACCAGCAGACTAGCTACATGCTGCAAGCGCGTGACACGCTGGCGGTGGCCGAGGTGCGTGCTGAAATGTCAGAGCAGTACGCCACCATCCAAGCTGGGCGCACACTCAAGCGTGCCGAAATGGAGGCACAGAACTACACCATTGCAGGTAATGGTTTGCTTAAAAACATGCGAGCTACCAACGCAGCTATGCGAGCAAGAGCGGCTGCAAGTGGTGTTGTGTTGGGTGAAGGATCTATACAAGCGGTGCAGCGAGAGAATGTAGCCGCCACCATGCGTGATGTTGGCATTGCTGATCTGAATGCATTAACTGCACGGGTGTTGGGATTTGAAGATGCCAGCGCCATGCTGCAATCCACCGACTATCAGAACATGATTAGCTTGTACAGCGCAAGAAGCCAAGCTGGACAGCTCAGCTTTGCTGGCACTGCAGCTCGCAGAGCCGGGGGTATTCTTGCTGGGGCAACACTGTCCCAAGCTGCGGCCCAAGGATACAAAACAATTACGGATACATAAGCCATGGCCACACCAAGAATTGAATCAGGACAAATCCAAATACGCGGCGCTGGCTCAGTGCCGATGGTGCAAGTTCAGCCACAGCAGGTTGACTACATTGGGCCGCGTGTGGCTGCACAAGGCGCAAGCCAAATGGCGCAAATTCTTGATCGCATGAGCGCAAATACATTTCAAGCTGCAGCAGAATTGCGCCAGCAAGAAGGCTTGCAATTTGCTGCGCAAAACCCGTTGACATCTCAACAAGTGCAGCTGGCTAAAGATGGCATCAACCCAGAAGGTTGGTTCATGGGGCCTGATGGCCAAACCGCTCAAATACCAACTGTAAACGCGGCAGGTTATTTTGCTAAAGCGGTGGCCAAGGCTCGCAGCCTTGAGTTGTCTGGCCATTTTGAAATTGAAGGTCGCAATGAGCTGACAAAATTATTGGCAGAAGTCGAGACTGGAAGCATGAACTCCAATCAAGTGCAAGCCAAGATTGCAACCATGTCAAGCGGGTATGCAAAATCACTGGCAAACATTGATCCAGAGGCGGCAATTAAATTTAGAGCGACTATGGCTACGCATGGCAACACCGTGCTCAATGCAGCCTACAAAGCTGAGCTCGACCGAGCCAAAGCACAACGTATTGCAAAGTTTGATTCTGACTTTGATAACACTACCAGACTAATTGAAGCAACTGTTTCGCAAGGAAGTTGGACTGATGCCAATGGCCAGCAACGATCTATTGACGAGCTCGCTGATGTGTTCCGCAAGAATGTGCTGACACAGTCCTTGCTGCTGGGCGACAAGGCGTTGCAAACTGAATACAGCACCAAGTTTGAAGTGGTCTTACGCAATGCCAAAATCAATGGTGTGACCAAGGCATTGATGGCCCCAGAAAATATGGTTGATCCAGATTTGACATTGAAAAAGATTCAGTCTGGAGATATTGGCGTTATGAGCCCAGTGCTCAAAGATCTGATCGTGAACGATTTTGATGCCGTGGCCAAGGTAACTGCCAACTTTATGGTGGCCGTCAACAACCGCAAGTCACTCGCTGATGGCAAGGCTGCAGAAGCCAAGAAGCAGGGAGAGGCGCAAGCCATTAACTTGCTGGAACAGATTTTCCCACTGCAAGATGGAAACCCCAAGAAGCAACAGCTTATTGCCCAACTCACTGCCTTGCCGGAGGGCTCTGTGCCAATTGGTACGCTCAAGGATCTATTGGCTCCAAGCGGCGACGGTGACGCGGCTATTAACTTCAACCTGATATCCGGCATTTACAACAACACCATCACACGGCCAGACCAAATCTGGTCATTGGTCGGCAAAGGCATTACCGGCAAAGATGCAGTGACGGCGCTTAAATTGCTCAACAGTGAAGACCGTCGCGACAGCTCAGAGCTTGATCGCGGCATCTCTCAGCTTGCTGGCATTCCTGTAATACCCGGCAGCGTGGTGGTGATTGACCCTAAAGGTGAGGAGTTCAAGCGCCGCAACGAGCTGCAGTCGCAAGCATTTCAGATACAAGCCGCTGCTGCTGCTGAAGGAAAGACACTGACACCGCGTCAGATCCTAGCTCAGCTGCAAGACGGTATTGCCAAAACACGCAATACAGAATCTGCAAAGGCTGCAAAAAAATCGCTTGAGGTATATGAAAAGTTAGACTGGGTCAACGGGCCAATTACTCGCGACACCTTGCCAGCTCTTGAGCGTAAAGCTGGCACAGACAAGAAAAAGTTGCAAGAGCTTAATCGCATCAAGCAACTACTCAAGCAAGCAGAGGGAGGACAGTAATGGCTTACAGCCCGATTGAAGACAAGTACCTGTCAGCTCTGACTGCTTTTCAGTTTCCTGATATGCCTGTTGAACCTGCAATGCCAGAGCAGACCATGCCCGGCAGACAAGAAGGCGATGTGATGCTGGCCGAGGCTGGCTCGCGTGGGTTGCCAGAGCAGGCCTACAGTGGCCGTTATCCAGACAGCATGAAAGCTATTGAGCCAACCGTGCGTGAGCGTTTGGCTGGCGTGTTGCAGTCCAGCTTTGAAAGTTTGGGCATGGATCGCTACAAGGCCCGTCAGAACGCTCAGACGCTGATTGGCGGTGGCAATAGCAACTTGCCGTTGAACATAGGCTTGGCTGACTTTGTGCCGTTCTTGGGCACAGGGCTGCAGACCGAAGAGGCAGCCATCATGGGTGGTGAATCTATTGAGTCAGCCAAGCGTGGTGATTACGGCACAGCTGCATTGCAAGCCGGTGGCGCTGCTTTGGGAATGGTGCCCGGTGTAGCAGGTACTGTCAAAGCCGCCAAGCCATTACTGCCAAAAGCTGGCGAGATGGTTTTAAATAGCATGGAAGCACTTGGCACACCAATCAGCATGGGTGCCGTGCCATTGGAAAAATATTCCAGCGTTACCGCGAGCACCGCATCAAAGGTTGACAAAGGTGCGGTCAAGCTGTCTGACAAAGTGACCAAAGGTCAAGTATTGCAGCTTGCGCCTGAGTATCGCGTTAAGGTTACTGGCGCATATAAGCCAGAAGGCAAAACGCAAAACATACCCAATGCTGTCAACCCCGGCAACTATGAAGAAGCAGCTGTCAGGTTGGACAGTTTGGCCGCGTCATTCCCAGATCCGCTTGAGTCTCCAGAGCGATTCTCTGCCATGTTGACAAACGTCTACAACTCCAACGAGGTTCCAATCCCTCCACGCTGGATGATTGAAAATGCCAACGATATGCCAAAGTGGTCTAACTGGTTTGGCCAAATGACCAAAGGCCAACTGGATGAAGCCAACCGTGGCTTTGCGGTGGTAGACAAATTCAAGCAGATCTATACCGATGGCACGGCAAGCCCTGAGACTACAGGCCGTTTAATGATGTGGGCCATGCTGTCGCGCCGTGCGTCTGCATACCCGCATGAATCAGGATTCCTTGATCTGGCTGAGTCGATGACCCCATTGATTCAAAAGGCGCTGCGCGGTGAGTATGGCCAAGCTGACATTGATGCTGGCTTGCAGATGATCAAGCAATCAATTCCTTCCGGCAGCCCCGGCAACATGGTGACATCAAATGCCAATGACTTCTTGCGTACATTCTTGCCAAAGATGTCAGAGAAGCTGCCGGATGGTCGTACCAAGTTGCAGGCCTTGCACGACATGATTGCAGATCCCAACATGACAGGGCCACAAATTCGCCGAGCCTTCTTCGGTCTGGCGCAAGATGTTGGCATCAAGAACAAAGTGTTGTCCTTTGCTTTGTTGGTGTCTGGCCGCGAAGATGTCATGGTATTGGATCGCATCCAAATCAACCGCCTGTTTGCTGGTGGCGAAAAGATCTACGACGATGTGGCTCACCTGTTTGATGGTGGCCCCGGACTGGCCATCTATGAGGGATTGGAGCGATCCCTTGGCGCTCGCGTCAATCAGCTCTACGCCAATGTTGGCCGAGCCGATCAAGCCAGCTTGGGTCGATATCACTGGGAAAGCTGGGTGCTGTCGTCTGGACAAGAGGTCGCTCATCCAACATTGGAGACTATCGTCAAGTCGGCCAAGGGTGAAGCCAACCCGTTTGCCAATGTGCCTGTCAAGGAAGGCCGTATGCATGAGCGTGCGTTTGGCATCAGCTATGAGCGCACCCCAGAGGGTGGCAACAAGTTTGTATTTCCAACGTCCAAGGGCGACGACTACGAATTTACAAAGCCGGGACTTGATGCTCTTTTTGAGCAGGTCATGGACAAGAAAAATAATATCATCCCAGCTGACTTTCCGGGTGTAAAATATTTCAGCAAAGATACGCTACCTGATGGAAGCGCTAACCCGTACTTCGGAAAACCGTGGTACTCATGGCCGGGAGTCAACCGTGATCGAATCGACGAACTTGCCGCAACCTTCGGCACCAAACTCAATACCGCCAGCGGAGCTGGATCTGTGGAAGCAGCTGGTGCAAGTCAAGCTGCCAGTGGATCCATCGGAACCAAAAGAACTACCGCTGGAAAACGAGCAAGCATAAAACGGGGCGGTGCAGCTCCAACCTCTGGAGCTGAATAATGGCCATCCAACAAAGCCCTCTTGAACAACGACTTGGCCAGATCTTGCCGGGCGCTGCGACCAGCACGCCAGCTGAAGAAGTCCCTTTAGAACCTATGCCCGGCGCTGAGCAAGCCGGTGACACTGAGATGCTATTGACTGCCGAACCCGGCACGCCAACCATGGAAGAAGGCATCCAAGTCGCTGGCCCCATCGATGCTGCCATTCGCAGGCTGATCACCAGACAGGCCACCAAGGCCGAGCGCAACTTGGTGCCAGAAGCCGCACGCACACCAGAAGGCCAGCTGCCTGACGCAGCCAAGGCTGGCCGCTTCAAGCTAATCCCCGAGGCTGATCAAGCGCTGACTGAGGAGGTTGGCCGCGCTGTCAGTCGCCGTCAAACCTTTGGTGTCACCCAAGGCAAGCCCGGTGGCACGCCTGATGAGCCCTTCAACCTGTCGCGCTACCAGACCGAGGATGCAGCTGCCATTGTTGGTGGCGTGGCTGATGCGCTGAATATCAGAACCAAGGCAGTCACCTTCCAAGAGATTAAAGACAAGGCCGCAGAATCTGGCATCAGCGAGGGATTCTTATCGCGTCTGATCGGCAGCGATGGCCGCATGATGGCCAACGCAGTTGAAACCTACAAAGCACTTGAGGTGTTGGAGTCTAGCGCCAACGAACTCGACAAGCTGTTCAAGATGGTCAACAGCGGCACGGCCACCGATGTTGATAAGCTCAAGCTGCGCCAGCAGATCGCTTTCCACGGCTTGGTTCAGCGCGGTGTCAAGGGCATTCAGACCGAGACTGCCAGATCGCTGGCTGTGTTCCGCATACCCCGCGACGGCAATGCAGCTATCGTGCGCCAAGTGATCGACGAGTATGGTGGCGACGCTGCCCTGTCCGACATGGCCAAGTCCTATCTGACTATAGAGTCGCGTGCTGCTCGCAATGCGCTGGTTGAGAAGTCAACCATGTCGGGCTTGAAGGATGTGTGGTTCACCACCTACATTAACGGCCTGCTGTCCAGCCCCGTGTCTCATGCCAAAAACGTGGTGTCCAACACCACCTTTGGTTTGTATCAAATACCAGAGCGGTTGATGGCTGCCTTCTACAGCAACGTGCTGCCACCCGGCGTGCGCTCATTCAAGGCGCTGGTGCCCGGCAGTGAAGCAGACAAGATTGCCTACGACGAAGCGCTGACCATGATCCAGTCGCTGCGCAACGGGCTGGTTGAAGGCTTTGATCTGGCCAGCACTGCATTCAAGAACAATCAACCCAATGACTTGATGAGCAAGATTGAGGCGCAACGGGGCACCACCCTGCCGTCAATCAGCTCGGCTGGCTTTGGCATTGAGCAAGACAAGTGGTTTGGCAAGGCCATTGATTACTATGGCACAGCGGTCACTTTGCCCGGCAGAATGCTGATGGCCGAGGATGAGTTCTTCAAAGGCGTGCTGTATCGCATGGAGCTCAACACTCAGATCACTCGCCGCAGCAAGTCGATCTACCGCGAGGCGCTCGACTCTGGCATGCCGGAAGCGGATGCGTTGGCCAAGGCCGAGGCCGAAGCTATCAGCTTGTTTCAGAATCCGCCCCGTGACTTAGACGAGGCCGCTTCACTGTTTGCTCAAAAGGGTACTTTTACAAGCGAGCTGCCACCAGCACTCAAAAATCTGCAGCAGACGTTCAACCATCCAGCGCTGAAAATTGTGGTGCCGTTCTTCAAGACCCCAGCCAACATTGGTTTACAGGTTATTGAGCGCACCCCATTTGCCCCGTTGTCTTCGCAGTGGCGTGAAGAGATCGCCAAGGGCGGTGTGTATCGCGACATGGCCTTGGCCAAGGTGACCCTTGGATCTGCTGTGCTGGCCACCTTTGCGGCTTTGGCTGGAGAGGGAAAGATTACTGGGCGCGGCCCATCTCGCAAGGCTGACCGAGATGCATTGATGCGCGACGGCTGGCAACCTTACTCGCTCAAGATTGGTGACAAGTACTACAGCTACAACGGCATGGAGCCTGTCTCTGCGCTGCTGGCCGTGGCCGCTGACTATGCTGAGTACGCCCAGCATGAGACTGATGCCAGCAAGATCGAAGAGGTATTCTTGGGCGGCACCTATGGTTTGTATGAATACCTCAAAGAGCAGCCCTACCTACAAGGTGTGGCCGAAGTGGCGAAGCTGCTTGGCACCACCCAGCAGGGCGCGGTTGATGGCCAGAAAGTTGTTGATGGTTTAGTCAAACAGTTTGGGGGCTTTGTTATTGGTGGTTCACCAGCTGGTGTCTACAGTTCTTTTCTGGCTGGTATTGAGCGCCTGTCAGACCCAACCAACAAAGATACCCGCGCCAGCCCAGAGCTGCCTATGGGTGTGCGTGGATTTGTTGAAGCGTTTAACAAGTACAAGTCGCGCATACCCTACTTCAACGCAGATCTGCCGGACACATTAAACCTGTGGGGCGATGCAACAAAGTCAGGTACAGGCGCAGCCTATGAGATGGTGCTGCCTACCCGCGTTACACCCCAGCAATTCTCTGAGGTGGACGACTTGCTGGTGCGCATGGGCTCACCCATTGGCATGCCAGAGCGCAAGGTTGACGGGGTCGAGGTGAACGCATTTCAATACAACCGGCTGTTGACCATTTACGGCAAAGAGCTGCCATCCAAGCAAGAGATATTGAACATCATGCAGACACCGGGCTTTGACCTGCTGTCGTTGGATGACCAGCAAAAGACTGTGCAGCGTGTGCATTCCAAGTACATGGATGCAGCCAAGCAACAATTGAAGATGGAAGATCCAGCTTTGCAGGCCAAGATTGAAGAGATTGCAGAGCTTCGCAAGGCCAATGGACTCTATTACAAACCCGATTAAAACCGTACAATTCCCAACAGGAAGGATTGCATCATGGCAGTACCAATCAGTAACGTAACCCGCCGAGTTGTATATGCGCCAAGTGGCGCTGGCGGCGCTGGCCCGTATGCCTTCACCTTTGAGATCTTGGCCAACACCGACATTGCTGTCTTCAAAGACGATGTGCTGCTGACGTTGACCACCCACTACACGGTGAGCATTGCTGCCAATGGCACCGGCTCGGTGACCATCACAGCTGCTGGCTTGGCCTTGTCCCCAGTCAGCCCAACCCAGTACGCCATTGTTGGCAACCGCACCATTGCGCGTGCGACTGACTTCACCACGGGTGGCGACTTCTTTGCCAACACGCTTAACGACGAGCTTGACCAGCAGACCATCTTTGCCCAGCAGAATGCTGAAGGTTTGCAGCGTGCTTTAGTTGCGCCTCAGACTGATCCGACCACCATTGACATGGTCTTGCCAAGGGCGGCAGACCGTGCCAATAAGACGCTGGCCTTTGATGCCAATGGCGACCCCACACTGGGCATCAGCGCGGCTGATATTGCAAACGCTTCTACCTATGCCACCAACGCGGCCAACAGCGCCACAGCTGCGGCTTCCAGCGCCAGCTCGGCATCAAGCTCGGCATCAAGCGCCACCAGCTCGGCCAGCACAGCAACTGCTCAGGCTTCCAGCGCTACCGCATCAGCCAGCAGTGCAACCAGCAGCGCCAGCTCGGCAAGCACATCAGCAAGCAATGCATCAAGCTCTGCAAGCTCTGCTTCAACATCTGCCAGCAATGCCAGCACATCAGCGACCAATGCGGCAGCCAGTGCAAGCACGGCCACAACACAAGCAACCAACGCAGCTGCGTCGGCCAGCAGCGCGGCATCAGCACAGAGCGCAGCAGAGGCCGCAAGAGACTCGGCCTTGGCGGCATACGACAACTTTGATGATCGCTACCTTGGAGCCAAGTCAAGTGATCCAGCACTAGACAACGACGGCAACGCATTGCTTGCTGGCGCTTTGTACTACAACACGACAGTCCCTGAGATGCGCCTGTACACCGGGTCTGCTTGGGTGGCGGCGTATGTATCTGGCGCTGGGTTCGTGGCTCAGTCATCATCGACTGGTTCTGCTTATTTGCCAGCGGGTACAACTGCACAACGAGATGGCACACCAAGTGCTGGCTATTTGCGGTTCAACAGTAGTCTTGCAAAGTTTGAAGGTTACAACGGCACTGCATGGTCTTCAGTGGGTGGTGGTGCAACTGGCGGTGGCGGTGACACAGTGTTCTATGAGAACACGCGCACCGTGACTACAAACTACAGCATCACCGCATCCAACAGCGCTCACTCTGTTGGCCCTATCACCATTAACAGCGGCATCACCGTCACCATTCCAAGTGGTGCAAGGTGGGTTGTGCTTTGACCTAAAGGAAAAATATGTCATCAGTAATTATTTCGGGAGACACCAGCGGGGCTATCACAGTATCAGCACCTGCTGTTTCGGGCACAAACACGGCCACACTACCAGCGGCTACTGGTGAGCTTTCTATGCTTGGCACTACAGGTCAAACTTGGCAGAATTTGACTGCAAGTCGGGCATTGAGTACGACATATACCAACACAACAGGTAAACCAATCTCTGTGATGGTTGACGGCTATAGTTCGGCTGGTGCGGCAACTGGAACGGCTACTGTAAATGGTGCCGCTATTCAAACTTCATCAAGTTTTTCAGCTAACTATAGGGTATGGACATCATTTATTGTTCCACCAAGCGCATCATACTCTTTTTCAATTAGCGGAACGCCTGTTTTTTTCTGGTCAGAACTCCGCTGAAAGGACAAACAATGCCACATTTCAAAGACTCAAACAACAAACTGTATTGGCTTGACGAAGGGGACGACCCAGCCAAGTGGTTGCCACAATGCACAGCCATTACTGACGAAGAAGCAGATGCAATTCGTGCTTCTCAAGTCGTGCCATTGACCTACGCAGAAAAACGAGCATCAGAATACCCATCATTTGCAGATCAATTTGACTTGTTGTTTCATGGCGGCATGGATGCATGGAAAGCCTCAATTCAGGCAGTCAAAGATAAATATCCAAAGGTTTAACCATGTCAATACTTGCTTTAACTTCTGACACGCTGATTGGTACAGCAGCCGCTGGCCAAATTGAATACAACGGACAGTTCTATGGGACTGACAGCAATGCGTCACGGGCGCAGATGCAAAGGATTGTGCAAGAGACTGCTCAAGCAACCACAAGCGGCACAAGCAAAGATTTCACTGGTATACCTGCGTGGGTTAAAAAAATCACAATAATTTTTAACGAGGTATCTGGTAATGCAAGTAGTAATATGCTTATTCAGCTAGGTACAGGTTCTACCTCATATACAACATCGGGCTATTTGTCTACTGGATGCGTTACTACTACATCAGCTGTAAGTGGAGGATCATCTACGGCTGGATTTTTTATGTTTAGAGATACTGCGTCATATGGTGTGTCTGGACATATGGTCTTAACAAATATATCAGCAAACATTTGGATTAGTTCCCATGCCGCAAAAATTTCCACTACGGCAATCATAAACGGTGGTGGCAGTGTTACTTTAGGCGCTGCATTAACCGCTGTCCGCATAACCACCGTAAATGGAACGGATACTTTCGATGCTGGCTCAATCAACATAATCTACGAGGGTTAAATTATGGTGGCAAGACGCAATTTTTTCCCTGACTATGATTACTTACATTCTGTTTTTGAAATCAAAGACGGAATGCTTTACAACAAAGCCCAAAGAAATAGCAGAGTAAAAGTTGGTCAACTTACTGGATCAAACAGTGGTTTATATTCACTTGTATTTTTAAATGGAATTCCTTGGCAAGTCCATCGCATATTGTTTTTTATGGTTCATAAATTTAACCCTATAAATGTTGACCACATTGATGGAAACAAGCAAAACAACCATATCGACAATCTCAGAGCCGCCACTGTCAGTCAGAATTGCGCCAATAAGGGTTTGACAAAAGCAAACAAGTCAGGAGTCAAAGGAATACATTGGGCAAAGACTTCTAGCAAATGGAATGCTTGTATGAAAATAAACGGAAAGTCACGAAATTTAGGTTACTTTGCAGACCTTGAAGACGCAAAAGAATTTATTGGATTAGCCAGAGAAATGGTTTTCCAAGAATTTGCCAACCACGGCTAAAGGAGAATATTTTGAGCACAATAATTGATGGTTCAGCAAGCGTCACGATCAACAACGGTGCGGTACTGGGGATTACCAGAGGCACTGCTGTTGCCAGCACATCAGGTACAAGCATTGACTTTACTTCTATTCCGTCATGGGTGAAGCGTATCACAGTGATGTTTAGTGGAGTAAATTACAGCGCAAGCACGCTACAAATTCAGTCTGGCGTTGGTTCAATTGAGAATACTGGTTATCAATCCAGCATGACTGTCAATAGCGGCACAACTGTTACAACAAGCAATATTACATCTGGATATTCGGTAACACCTAACGCAGGCTCTCCTAATTCTGGTTTGTTTATCATGACTTTAATAGGCTCAAATACTTGGGTAGCGCAAGTTGTGACAAATGCAGGTGGGGCTAATTCTGTTGTCATTGCGGCAGGAACAAAAACATTTTCTGGAGTTATTGATAGAGTAAGAATAACCACGGTTTCTGGCGCAGGTACTTTTTCTGCTGGAACAATCAACATCATGTATGAAGGATAAAAAATGACACACAGAATCGTAGTCAATGTCCAAACTGGTGAAACCACCATTGTTGAGTACACACCTGAAGAACAAGCCATCCATGATGCGGCAGTAGCGGCACAGCAAGCAGCGGCTGCCGAAGCGCAAGCACTTGCAGACGCTCAAGCAGCAGCAGCAGCAACGCCAGCGCCTACTGAGCCAGCGCCATGACACCAGTTGAAGCACGACTAGACACGCACGAAGCCGTGTGTGAGCTGCGCTACGAGAGCATCAACGCTCGACTCAAGCGCATTGAGCAGATCCTGATCGGCAGCTGCGCGGCCATCATCGGCATGTTGTTGACGCTGGTGTTAAAGCTGTGATGCATCATGCCGCTCACCATTGCTCTGGCTGCTGTCGCCTTGGTGAAGAACATCCGGGAGGGGTGCGAGCTTTACAAGCAGGCAAAGGAATCCTTTGTCGAAATAAAGGAAACCTATGACGAAGTTGCTGGGATTGCTCAAGAGGTACACGGGTTCCTTGGCCCAATCATTGCATTTTTCAAGGGAAAAAGTAAGCCTGCAAAGCCGACTCCTGTGGCTGCACGCGCAAAGAATAACTCTAAGTACGTTGCTGTTGATGAGACAAAAATCAAAGCAGATATCGTCCAGCATCTCAGCGAGTTTTTCACGCTTCAAGAAAAACTAGCTGCCAAGATCAGACTTGAGGAGGAGCAGAGCAAGACAGTCTATGACCCAGATCAGAACCACAACATCGCTGCCATGAACCGAGTGCTGGCGCTGCAGCAGATGTCTGAGCTGGAGATTGAGATCAGAGAGATCATGGTGTACCAGACCCCCGGCATGGGTGCCTTGTACTCCGAGGTCTTCAAGATGAGAGAAGTCATCAAAGAGGAACAGGAAAAAGCCAGACTAAAACAAGAGGCACAAAAGCGGGAAGCAGCATGGCAACTCAGGCAAAAGGAAAGAGATCTGCAAGCCAAGCTCGCGGTGGTAGTAGTGACTACCCTATTCCTCCTCTACCTGTGGTTGTGGCTCCTCCTGATCGGTCGCTGGAGCAAGACTTGATGGGGTGGATCGCGGCCTGCCTGCTCGCTGGGCTGATGCTGCCGCTGTTGGCCATGCTGTACCTCGACGTGTTGGAGACAAAGAACGAGGCCAAACAGCAGTTGGAGAAGGTGGAGAAACTTAGACGGCAAGTGGAACAACAAAGGAAAGGAACGAGTGATGACTAAGCAGCTAGAAAAAGGATCAATGTACGACCAGTTTGACACCAACCATGATGGTGTTGTGACTGATGACGAGCTGGCCAAGAGCGAGCGCATGATGCAAATCGAAAACATGGACAAGCTGGCCGACCAGCAGCGTGTCATGGCATGGGTGGCCATGGGCCTGCCGTTTGCCATCATCATGTTCTTGTGCTTGCCCTACATCACCGACTCGCGGGTGCAGCTGATTATGGGATTGGCCACAACCTTTGCCGCTGCGATGGGCACCATCGTGGTCGCCTTCATGGCAGCCACTGCCTACATTCGCGGCAAGATGAACGATGCTTAAGCTGGCGCTGGCTGCTGCCATGCTGGCGGCTGCCTTTGCGTCTGGCTTTGCTGTGCAGGGCTGGCGCAAGGATGCAGAGATTGCTGCGATTGAGGCGGCCAACGCGGCTGCTGTGGCCGCTGCCACTGCGCAGGCCATGGAAGAAACCAATCAGATGCAAAGGAAAAAAGATGACGCACTACGACTCGCGGCAAAGCGTGCTCAAGACAATGCTGCCGCTGCTGCTGCTGCTCGCGCTGAGCGCGACGGGCTGCGCAACCAGATCAACACCGCCACCAGCGCCCTGCCCACAGCTACCTGCGCCTCCAGCAGAGACTACGCCGCCACCGCCGCAGCCTTATTCGACCAGTGTGCTGCAGCTCTTGAAGAGCTGGCGACAAAAGCTGATGGACACGCCACTGATTCAAGAACCCTGACCAATTCTTGGCCAACAACAACTGAAAGGAAACCATGAACCTCACAAAAAACTTTACCCTCAAGGAGCTCACCAAGTCAGAGACTGCGGTGCGCCATGATGTTGACAACACACCCAACGAGGAGCAGATCGAATCGCTGCGCTTGCTTTGCGAAAAGATCTTGCAGCCGGTGCGTGACCACTATGGCAAACCAGTGCGGATCAATAGTGCGTTTCGCTGCGCAGAATTGAACCGGCTCACGGGTGGATCTGCAACGTCAGACCATTGCAAGGGCCAAGCAGTTGACTTTGAAATTGACGGTGTGTCGAATGATGAGCTGGCACGCTGGGTGCAAGAGAACCTTGAGTTTAGTCAATTGATCCTTGAATTTTTTCAGCCCGGCATTCCTGATTCGGGGTGGGTGCATGCCTCTTACAACCCACAAGCTCTCAAGGCTCAAGTGTTGACCGCCACCAAGGTTGCCGGAAAGACTCAATATCTTCCCGGCTTAGTGGTAGCTTAACCCTGCGATGCACCCAGCGCTTTGATGCGCTGGCTGTAGCTGGCTGTGTGCCTGATCCGCTTGACCATGTCAATGCGCCCGATGGTGTCTTCGTTGGCCAAGCGCAGCTCCTTCAACGCGGTCATGCGCTCGCGTGCTGGCCGCTTGCCAGCTCTGGCCGTCTTGTCGGCCAGATCTTCGTAGGCATCTGCCCACTGATCCAAGTCTTCATGTATTGAGAAGGCCTCTTCTTTGCCGGGCACCATCAACGCATACCCAAACCGTGCCACGGTATCAGCAGGCTGCAGCTCTTCAGCTTCAGCTTGCACTGTCACCAGCTCTGGCTCAACCGTGTCGGCCAGCGCCGCCTCAATGATGACTGGATCGCTGGTCTGCACAGGTATGGCCACCGGCTCCGGCTTGGCCACTAGATCCAACGGGTTGGCTGGCTTGGCCACCGGCCTTGGTTTGGCCTCATCAGGATAGTCGGCTGCTTCCTCTGCGCTGATCAAGCCCTTGAGCACATCGGGAAAGGCATCGCGCAGCGCAAAGCCGCGAGCTCGCATGGCAAGCATGCGCTTTGGGTACGAACTCCACGGCCCCTGCTTCCCCCACAGACCAGCTCGCTTGGCATCTTCAACGCTGAACTTCGCAACCACTGGCTTGCGATTTTTTCGCTTGGCCACACAAACGGCCACCGGGTTGGGTGTGCCTTCGTTCTCAAAGAATTCCTCGACATCTTCACAGACCGCGCTGGCCTGCACAAGCGCCATCATTGCATCGCCGTACACGCTGGGCTTGCCGTTAATCACAGCAATATTTTGCAGGGCTTGCATGGGTGCCAAACCCATTT